GCCGCGGGCGCGGAGGACGACGGCGGCGGGGAGCAGGACGCCCAGGGTGACACGATCAGCGGGCAGGCGCCGGGCTAGTCCGGCACGCGCTCCGGCCAGTGCCAGGAGCCGCCCCGGTATGACCTCGCGGGAATCTCGGCCCCTGCGTGGTCGTGACCGGTGTCGCCCCCGTGGAACAGTACATGCTGCTTGAAGAACATGCCCTCCGGGTTTAGGACGCACAGGCCGACCGCTTCGCCGCCCGGTTCATGGAACGTCCCGGGTACCAAGAGCGGCCCTGCGGTGATGATCGCGGCGCGGCATTCGCTTCTGTACTCACCGCCCGGCGTGCCGTAACTCACGTAGTGGACGATTCTCCCGACCGAAGGTTTCATGGCCGGTCAGCCTAACGTGCCAGTCGGCGCGGCCCGCGGAGGGCCGAGCGCGTCGATGACGGCCTGGCGCTTTAGCTCGCGTTGCTGAGCGTGGTCGACCGGGATACCCGAGGCGTCGTAGCCGGGGTCTGCGGGGCCGGGATATCGCTCGTACTGGCAGATCAGGCAGGATTCCTTATCTCCGGGCGGCTGCCCGATGAACGCCGCCGCCTTGTCGTGGCCCAGGAGCGAATGCATCGTGGCGACGTACCAGCCGATGATGTCCATGCTCAAAGGGTAGGCCGGATGCCTGCCTGCATTTGGGGTGCTGTCCGCACCCGGCCCCCGTTAGCAACACTACGTGCCGAAACTACGCGCCGTGTTCGATTAACTACGCGCTGGAATGCGGCTCACGTTGCCTCCCGGTGCTACTGTGACGGGAGGCGGTATTGGGGTGCTGGCCTGAGAGGCGCATCCCGTGGCATCCCTGGACTTCGCCGCACCCAAGCTAGGTAGCGGTGCCCGCTTCAAGAGACTGTCGGCGACCCTGGCCGCCAGAGGCGCTACCGACCCGGATGCCCTCGCTGCTTTCATCGGCCGCAAGCGTTACGGTTCCGCCGGAATGGCCAAGTTGTCCGGCGGCCAGAACCTAGCGAACGACGACCTCGGCATCTACCTGGCTGAGACCACCAAGGATTCCCAGGGGGAGACGCTCACCTGCCCCGAATGCGGGCACGTGGCCCCGTCCGGCCATTTCGGCGCGAACGGCGCGTCCCTGCAGTCCAAGCCCGGCGTACTGCGGACCCCTTCCCCGTCCACGGCGCCGGCCCGTGAAGGCGCGGCGGTCAGCGTCAGGTCCGGGAAGGCCGCCCATTCCCTCGCCGGCGGCACCCGCGCATCCGTCGAACTGGCCACGGGGACGCTCCGCCGCCCGATCCAGGGTCCGATGGATGTCCTGGTGGCCCGCGCGGAGGACGGCACGGCGGTCCTCCGCCACCGGCACGGCGGCGCGACCATCGCGTCCCTCCGCAAAACCGGTTCGGGTAAGTGGGTCGCGAACGTCAACGGCTCCGACCTGGCCCCCCGCGACCACCAGCGCACCGCCCTCATGGAAGCGGTAGGGACGTGGAACAAGGCTGTCACCGGGTCGCTGAAACGCGCGGACGCCCCGTTGCAGCCCCCGCCGGCGCAGACGGAGCTGATGCGGGAGTACGGCATCCCCGCGATCCGCGCGCTAGCCACCCCGACTACGAGCGCGGCGGGCGGCCCGAGGGTCACCGTGGCCGCCGGGGCACCAGGCGGCAGCGATGATGACGGCACCGACGACGACGGGCTCACCGCGAAAGGCCGGGCGATCAAGGCCAAGCTGATCGCCAAGGGGTTCCCGGAAGCCCGGGCTACCACGTTCGCGAAGATGAGCCAGAAGACCAAGGCCGGCGCGTTCGGCAAGACGGCCAGCTAGATGACCGCCATGGACGAGCGGGCGATCGAACGGGAGGTCCAGGCGAAGGGCCTGACCGCGCCCCGGATCTCCCCTGACGACCTAGACGCCAGGATCACCGGGGAGCTGTACCACCGGTTCCCCGGCACCACCCTGACCGTCTGCTGCCTGATCCTGGAGAACGGGTTCACGGTCACCGGGGAGGCCGCGGCGGTCAGCCCGGAGAACTTCGATGAGGAGATCGGCCGGAAGATCGCCCGCGCCGAGGCCCGCGACAAGATCTGGCAGCTTGAGGGCTACCTGCTGCGGGAGCGGCTGTACCGGCAGGCGGCAACCTGACGTGGACTTCAGCGAGGCGCTGGCAGCCTGCAAGGCCGGGAGCAAGATCACCCGTGCCGGGTGGAACGGCGCCGGCCAGTGGGTGGCGCTCTCGCCGGGTTTCAGCCTGAACGCTGACCGGATCTTCTCCGCGGCGGTCAAGGACCACGTGGGTTCCGGCTCCGGACAGTTCGCCCCGTACCTGCTGATCCGCAACGCGCAGGGCGTGTTCGTCCCCTGGCTGGCGAGTCAGGGTGACCTGCTGGCCGACGACTGGGAAACGGCCGACTGATGACCGCTGCCGTCCTAACTCCCTTCACCACTGCCGATGCCGTCGAGCTGGGCAACCGCCTGTGGCGCAAGCAAGTCCTGCCGATCGGGAACGTGGAGTACAAGGGCAGGCTGCTGCACTTCACGAAGGACTACCTCGGCCAACTCGTCGCCGCGTTCAAGTCCCGCGCCTATGACCAGGTGCCCTTCCAGATGGCCACGGACGACAACGCGCACAGCAACGACCCGGAGCGCACCCGCGGCGAGGTCACCGGCATGGAGTTGCTGGACGACGGCCTGTACATCACCGCCCAGGTCACCCCGCGCGGCGAGAAAGTGCTGCGGGAGAACCCGAAGCTTGGCGTCTCCGCCCGCATCGTGGAGGACTACGCCCGCTCCGACGGCCAGCGGTACCCCGCCGCGATCCAGCATGTCCTCGGCACCCTGGACCCCCGTATCCCCGGCCTGGGCGCGTGGCAGGCCATCGAGGCCGCCACCCCGGCCCCCGATGAGGTCATCGACCTGTCCGCTTCCCAGTTCGCAGGCGAGGGAAACCCTGCCCCCTCGCCTGCCCCCGCCCAGCCTGACGCAGCGCCATCCGAAGGGACAACCGCCATGCCTGACCTCGACGCCCTCACCGGTGAGCAGAAGGCAAGGCTCACGGCCCTGCTCGAGCTGCCGGACGATCAGCTGGACGCTCTGGCGGGCGGCGGGGTGGTCCTGACCCCCGATGAGCTGCTGGCCCTGACCGGCAGCGCCGGCGACGCACCCGGCGGCGACGGCACCGGGGACGAAGGCGAGCCGGACGCGGACGACGCGGGCGATGACCTGGCCATGCAGATCGCGAGCATGACCGATGAGGAGTTCGCCGCCATGCAGGCCGCGTTCGACGCCGAGCAGCACCAGGAGGAGCCCGTGGCCGCAGGACTGTCCGCCGAGGCCCAGTTCTCCATCGACCTGGCCACAGCCCGGGCCGACGAGACCGCCAGGGAACTGGCCGTCATCACCGCCCGGATGCGGGAAGGGGACTACCAGACGGAGAAGCGGAAGCTCGCCGACATGGGCGTCCCCCCGTTCATCACCGAACTGGCGAGGCCGCTGCTCGAAGGCGCCGGGCGGGTGGTCGAGCTCGCCAACGGGAAGACCGCCGACGCCGGGCAGATCATGCGGCGGGTCCTCACCGAGTACGCCCAGCAGGCCCGCCTCCTCGACCTCGACGTCGAGCTGGGCTCCCCGATGGACGAGCCGGAAGACGCCGTGCGGGAGCAGGTGGCAACGTCGCGGGACGACGTGGTGTCCCGGTTCAAGCAGGCCACGGGGCTGAAGTAAGCCAGTGGCCCGCTACGTGGTGGTGACCCCGGTGACAGTCGCCGGGTCCGGGTACGGCCAGCCGGCCCGCCTGCTGGCAAAAGGCCAGGTGGTGGAACTGTCCGCGGCCGAAGTCGTCCAGGTGGGCGCGGGCAACCTCCGCGCCGTGACCGCCCACGATCAGCTCGCCGAAGGGCCGGCGGTGAGCAATGGTGACTAGCGAACGGTCCGCGTCACTTCATGGCCCTGGCCTCGGCGCGCCTCCTTTGCCCCTCCCGGCGGCACGCCTTGCACTCCCGGTGGCCGGACGGGCTGGTGTAGGTGTTCGCCTCGTCCCAGGGAGTCCCGCAGGCAACGCAGCACGGTTCCAGCTCCAGGGGCCGGCGGTTATCGACCTGCTCCTTCGCCGTGGCCCAGCGGACGTTTCCGGGCTCGTAGTTCCCGTTGACGTCGATGCGATCGAACGTGTAGATGGGCATCCCGCTCGGGTACTTTCCTTCCGGCTGCGGTCCGATCTCGGCCTCCACGTCGGCGATGAAGACAAGCACGTCATGCCAGCGATCGCAGACGCGGATACCACGGCCGCCGTAGTAGCGGTAGCCGGTCGCGGCGGGGATCTCGCAGCGCCGGAGGATCCTGTACCAGAGCCGCAGCAGGGGATGCTCTTCCCCGCGTGCGGAGAGGCCATGGCCGTCGATCCGGGTCTGCTGCCGGGCTTTCTGCTCAGGAGTCAGGTTGCCGAGCACCCTGGCCGCCCGCGCTCTGCCCTCGGGTGTTCTAGCGGACATCGGCCCGGGGGAGAACTCGCACGTCTTCCCGCACGTTTTGACCCGCCCGTTGAACAGGTTGGACAGCGCGACCGTGACCGTCTGCCCGCAATCACACAGGCACACGGCGGCACGCCAGCCACCCGGCTTAGCGGGCGTGACACCCGTCAGGACGCCGGTTTCGGTCACCATCAGCCTGCCGAACCGCTGCCCGACGTCCACGAAAAGCCTCGGCTTCGGCCCGTTCCCCGTTCCGCCCATGACGTAACACTACACGCAATTCGGGCGGGACACCAACCACCGACGTGTCGAACAGCGACTAGGCATACGAGAACTGAAGGGGGCGTGGCCGCATGACTGCGGTACTCCCGCATTACACCAGGGGGCCACGGAACCTCCAGGTCTCCACCCTGATCTTCGGCGGCCAGTTCGTCATGCCGACCACCCAGGGGTACGGGACCACGGACCTGACCGTGAAGGTGGCCACGTCCGCGACGGTCTACTGCTCAGGCGTCGCCGGCGCCGACGCGAACGTCATCTCCACCCAGACCGGCGCCGCGAACGCCTACGGCGACCCCCTCATCGACATGTCCGTCCTCACGGACTACGTGCCCGTCTACGCGGGCGGGTGGGACATCTGGGTCTGGTACGTCGGGCAGGCGTACACCGACCAGAAGCTGATCATCGGCGCGACCGGCGGAGCGGTCACCGGCGCCGGCGCGGGACCGGCCGCGGACCAGGTGGTGGCCGTGTGCACCCACCCGGGCGGCGTGTCCAGCGCGATGCTCACCCAGCAGATCGGCGGCACCGGGGCCGCATCCTACTTCCTGGGCCGGGCCCGGGTCCTTTAAGAGAGAAGGACTGACCAGATGCCATCTGGCGCGAGGGGCTATAGCGACGGCCCGAGAATCACAGTCAACGAGCTGCTGAAAGACCCCCTGGTCATTCCGGCGCTCATCCTGGATATCACCGCCAACGAGTTCATCATGGACTCGGTGCTGCGGATGGGCGGCGCGGCCCCTTCCGGCGCGGTCCGCTACTCGGAGTCCACGCCGCTTTACGCCGACGATTTCCCGGAGATCAGGCCCGAATTCGGTGAGGTCCCCGTCGTCCCGACGTCCATCGGCGTGCCCCGGGTGGTGTTCACTCACGAGCGCGCCATGGCCATCATGGTGTCCGACGAGATGCGGCGCAGGCAGGCCATCGACCCGGTGACCCGGCAGCTGCTGCAGGTCAAGAACACGATGGTGTACTCGTGGAACACCGCCTTCTACTCCGCCGTCGTGGCGAACGCGTCCATTCAGACGCTGGCCGTGGCCAATCCGTGGGCGAGTGCTTCGGCCACTATCCGGGCGGATATCGCGCAGGCCGTATATCTGGTCGAAAACGCGAATATCGTGTCCCCGAGCGGGGTAACACAATGGCTCGGATTCGAAGCCGACACGCTGATAATCAACCACGGGACCAAGAACACGCTTCTGCAAAGCTCCACGTTCGCGGCGCCGTACATCGGCGATATCGCGTCGGAATCCCTTCTTTACACGGGGACTCTGCCGCAGAAGATATTCAACCTGGACGTGCTCGTGTCCCGCCAGGTGCCGGCCGGAAACGCGATCATCATGCAGCGGAACCGGGCCGGTTTCTACGCCGATGAGCTGCCTTTCATCGCAGGGCCGCTTTATCGCGACGAGAGCCGCAAGACCTGGCGGTCGGACACTCAGCGTAGTTCGGCCGTAGGGCTCGACCAACCGTTGGCCGTGTCTTTGCTGTCCGGGGTCTGATTTCGAACACATAACCGAGTACGGAGAGTTACTATGAGCCGGGAACGCGAACGGGACGGGGGGCGTGACGAGATGACCGCGCTGGCCGAGACCGTACGTGAACTGCGGGAGGAAGTCGCCAGGCTTCGCGCCGGGCAGGCCGCGCACCACTGCTCTTGCGTGCACTACCACTGGGCCGGCTACCCGGCGGCCCCGTCTGTGCAGCCGTACACCCCGCCGTACACCATCACCTGCGAGTCCCCGGTGTTCAGCACCGTCACGACCACCAATGTCCCGCAGTACCAGACCTTCACCCTGAGCAACTGAGGAGACGGAATGGCAACCGCAGTCACCGAGCCGGCACCGCTTTCCGCCGAGGAAACAGCCACCCTCGACAAGCTCCTGGCCCGCGCCACGGGCGCACCCGCCACCCGCGTAGGCGAGCCCTACCAGGCCCTCATCTGCCTGAGTGTCCCCCGCCGCGGCGACAAGGACCGGGCCACCGATCTCGTATACCCCGGTGAGATCGTGCACCTGACCGAGGAAGAGGCCCGCCAGTTCAACCGCAAAGGCGCGCGGGACGGACGGCAGGTCGACGTGGTGCGGAAGGTGTCCGGGCCGGACGGCACGCATGAGCCGGTCCCGGTAGTCCCGCCCCGCGCCGTGTCCGGCCGCCTGTTCCGGCCGACCACCCCGCCTCCCGGTTCGGACGCCCCCCGCCCCGACCCGGACGGCTCGAGCGCCGTCCAGTTCCTCGCCGGGGACATGGGGAACGCCCCGGAAGGTTCCGAGGCTTCCCGCCCGGACGCGTCGGAGATGGCCGCGCACCTGACCGAATCGGCGACCGACGCCGTGGATCTCCCGCCGTCCCGCCGCGTCCGGCCGCAGGGAAGCCGATAACCCATGCCCTGGATCGGAGGCACGATCGAGCCGCTGGAGGTAGCCGGCCTGCGCTGCCCCCGCTGCTGGTTCGCGGGCCCGATGGCGCCGTACGCGGCGCTGACATACCGGTGCCTGCGGTGCGAATGGCCCTTCACGCTGGCCGCCCCGGCTGTCTCCTCCCCTGCCGTCCCGCTGACCGCCGTCCCGGTCACGAACGCCACGGGCACCGTCGCGGCGGTCACCATCACCGGCGGCACCCTCACGTTCGTGTACGTCAACGCGGTGCAGGCCGGAACCACGGCGGGGACGTACCTGGTCCCGGCCGGCGGGACGATCTCGGTCACGTACTCGGCCGCGCCGGCATGGGCGTGGGCGCTGCCCGCGATCTCCGCCGGCGTGTCCGCCGGGGCGGCGGCGCTGCCGTTCACCGCCGGGGGCACCAGCTTCACGGCGGGGCAGGTGCTGATCATCGACCCGTCCGGCACTTCTGACGTGGCGGTCGTCACCGGCACGCCTACAGCCACTTCCGTGCCGGTGGGCGGGATGGAGCTCGCGCACCTGTCCGGGGTCCTCGTCACCGTCGCGCAGCTCACCCCGGCGCTGGCCGGCGACGCCGTACCGCAGACCGCCTACTAGACCGCAGGGGGGTGACCGCATGACGCTGAACCGGTACATAGTGACATCCGATGTCACCATTGCCGCAGGCACCGGCAGTTCCCCGGCGTCAGGACCGGCGACCTCGGCCAGCGGAACCACCTCCGCGGCACCCGCAGCCGGGACCGTGATCACCTCCGAGGCCGCCGCGACGGGAACGTTCCTGCTGTCCTGGACGTGCACCCTGGCCTCAGCCGCAGCGGCCGGGGACGCCGGCAACTTCGGCCTGTACTCCGGGACGACGCTGCTGGCCACGTCGGTCAACGCGGGGACCGTCGGGTCCTACCCGCAGCAGGCGGTCACGACCTACATGGGGGCCGGCGCGGCGGTCACCGTCCAGGTCATCGCGGCGGGGTCCGCCGGGGCAGTGTACAGCGCGGCACTGACAGTGACGCCGCTGATGGCCGGGGACACCAAAGGGGCCGTGGCGTGGGACGGGTCCGGGTCGCCGGCCGGATGGACGCCCGGCGGGTTCCCCGTCAAGTTCCTCCAGGGCACGCCGCTGATCCTGGACCCGGCCGGGGATCTGTACAGCGCGATCGGGGCCGGGAACCTGCGGGCCTGGGTTGACGGAACCGACAACGTCTCCCACGGGAGGTGGGGATGTCTCGGGAACTAGGCCCGCGACCTGCGGGTATTCGCCATCTGCTCGGCCATTGTGGCCCAGCGGATGTTGCCGGGGCGATAGTCCCCGTCGTTGTCTGGCCACCGGTCAAGGCTGTAAAGAGCCGTGCCGCTCGGGTATTTGCCCTCTGGTCGCGGCCCGATCTCGGCCTCAACGTCGGAGATGAACGTGGCCACGTCATGCCAGGGTTCATAGACGCGGATGCCGCGACCGCCCCAGTTCTTATAGCCCGGCCAGTCCTCGGCGTAGCAGCGGCGCATCATCGCCGAGTGGATGCGGTAGAGCGGGTTAGCGGCGAGTCCGTGCACGTAGTTCACCGGCGGCGGCTTGCGGTTCGCCTCGCGGCGGGCAACCTGCTCGGGTGTCTGCCTGGCCCGCATGCCGGAGGCAAACTTGCGCCCTTCCTCCGTCCTGGCATACATGGGCTTGGGCTCTTTGCCGGCCTGCGACTCTGCCCATGCCGCCCGGCGGCGGGCGAGCCGGGTTTCCCGGTCGGACCACCTGCCGTCGCCCTTCTTGAGGCAGCCGCACGACCTGTTCCGGCCGGACACCAGATTCGACAGGGCCACCGTGACCGTCTCGCCGCAGTCGCACAGGCACACGGCAGCGCGCCAGCCGAACGGCTTGGACGGCGTGCAGCCGATGCGGGCATCGGTGCTCTGCACCACAAGCCTCTCGAATCGCTGTCCTACCTCAACGAATATCCGCTGCTTGGCCCCCTTGCCGCTCACTTCTGGCCGTCATCCTCGGGCGGCGGGAATGCCGCCGCCAGGCTGTCGCGTACGACTGCGCTGACCGACCGGTTCTCGGTGTACGCGGCCAGCCTCAGCCGCTCATGCAGCTCATCTGGCAGGTCAATGGTGATCCGTTTCATGGAATCAATGATACCAGAAATTACGCAAACCCGTAGTTTCGCGTCACAATGCACCATTCCGGAGATGGCCTCATGATCATCCAGCCTGCAGTACCCGCAACCTCGCCAGCCGGCCTCACTAACACCGCGACGAACACCACCGGCAACACCGCGCTGGTCTCAGTGGGTGCCAACGGGGCGACGATGGCCAACTACTGGGTCGGCGCCGTCTCGGTCGCGACCACCGCCACAGCGTTCATGATGACCGTCCCTCCCGGCGCCACCTGCGGATTGCAGTACACCGGCGGCCCGCCCGTCTGGTACTGGTCCGCGATGACCCCCGCCCTGCCTGCCTCGCCAGCCACGGTCCAGAACACCACCGGCCGGAACCTGTCCGTCGCGTTCCTCGGCGGCGGGGCGGTCTCCGCGGTCACCATCAACGGGCTCACGACCGGCATCACCCAGGCCCCCGGGATGCAGCCCAACGTGTCCTCCACGGGAGGGGTGCCGCTCCCCGCCGGAGCGACGATCGTGGTCACCTACACGGGCACGGTGGCGTGGGCGTGGCTGGACGTGCTGGACATGTCCGGGGCGAACTCCGACGCGAACGCCTACGCGCAGTCCAACACGGTCACCGACGCCGGGGCGGGCGGGTACTCGGCGCTGAACACCCTGCCGTACGCGGTCCACGGCGGCATGTCCGCCGCTGGATTCGGTGCCGGAGTGAGCAACTGATGTCCCAGTTCCCGCGGTGCGTGACCGCCGATGTCTCAGTGCTGTGGGATGCCCACGCCAACGGCGCGCAGCGGTCCACCTTCACCCGGCACGGCACGGTTGTCGACGTGGCGCCCGGGTCGCTGCTGGAAGCCGCCTACGGGCCGTCCGTCCTGTCCGGCGTCATTCCCCTCAGCCAGCGCGGCGACGGCGACGCCCTCTCGAAAGAGGCGGTATCAAACTTATGGCAGCCAACGGCTACATCCTGAACGCCGACGTAACAGTGGTCTGGGATGGCGTGAGTCAGCGCATCCCCCGCGGCACGGTCATCGACACCCCGGCGTCGTCCGGCACCAACCTGGCCGCCACGATCGGGGCGGGGAACCTGACCGCGCTGACCAGCCAGCAGAAAGCGTCCGGGCAGTGCGTGGGCCCGTTCATCGAGAACCTGACGGGCGGCGGTAACGAACCGTCGCAGTACCAGAACTAGCAGCTAGCAGGAGGACAGCGTGAGCGTGCCAGGGGTCAAGCCGGGGATTGTCTCCCGCCTGCCCTTCGCCGCCGCCGCGCTGTGCTTCCTGGCCGCCGCGCTGACCACCTGGGGCCACCCGGCGACCATCGGCGCGGCGGGCGAGTGGTGGTTCCTCGGCGGGGTGGCCGCGCTTGCGCTCGGGGCGGTGACCGGCCGGTGACCACCCCCGTAGCTCCCGTCGCGTCCGGCACGCTCTACGCGTCGGTGGCCGACCTGCGCAACGTGATGTCGGGGACCGATAGCGGCACGGGCACCGCCGCGCAGCTCACCGACGCCCAACTCACCCTCGCGCTTTATGCCGCGTCGAATCGTGTATCGGTGTACGCGGGCAATATTTACGACAGTTCCGTCCCTGATGCCATTCCCCCCGGAATCCTGCACGACATTACCCTCGATCTGGCGTGTTTCTGGGCGTATAAGTCGTATCTCAAGAGCAAAGAGATAACCGCGCAGAATCCCGTTTTTATTGCGTATCGGGACGCCATGGGAATTCTGCAAGATGTGCGAGCAGGAAAGGTACTTCTTGACCCGGTGGCGGCGCCCGGAATTGGCATGGAAACGGGGACCGTGATAAATCGCCTGCCGCCGATTTTCACGGGCAGAGACAGCAACGTTCGCGTAAGCCCTGTCACAGGCGTCCTCGAAAGCGATGTGCCGTACGGCCAGTGGAGCCCGCGCGGCATGGGCTGGGGCGACGGCGCTGGGACCTTGTATGAGTAGCGCCGGGACGTTCGACGAGCGGATCGACGTGCTCCGCAAGATGGTCGGCGGCGGGACCATCACAGCGTCGTGCACGGTCGACCAGGTCTATGCCCACCGGCAGCATGAAGAGTTGTCGTGGAGGCACCCAAGGGGCGGGAAAGCCCTGTACTTGCAGCAGCCGCTGATGGAGAACTACCACTCCTATCTGGACGACTACGCCAAGACGGTGCTGGACGACGGCGGGCAGGCCGCGATGCGCCGCGCCGCCGAAAATCTCAGCGACCAGGTAGAAAGGCACGCCCCGCGCGAATTTTTCGACCTCATGCGATCCGGGCACCCGAAAGTTGAGCAGGACGGCACGATCTACGATCGCCCGCCGAAAGTGCCCCGGCTCACGAGGGAAGAACTGCGGGCCAAATCCAATGCGGCGCTGCGGGCGCGGTGGAATGCGGGCCTGGACGTGTTCTGGATGCGGCACGGCAAGGTCATTCACGTGCGGGCCGGGAAGGGGCGCAAGCCATGGTGACCTTCATGCGCGGAGGCAAGGTCATCCGCATCCCCGGCAAGCATGAGCCGCACGAGCGCAGGGGGCGGCTATGACGCTGCTCTTGGACCTCTCGCCCGCCGACGTTGCCGACACGTCCGATGACTGCTACACCCCCCGGTGGATCTTCGACGCCGCTGGCCTGGTCTTCGACATGGACGTGTCCGCCCCGGTCGATCCCGCGCGGCGAACCTGTCCAGCCCGCCGCTACCTCACACCCATCGACGACGGGCTGACCTCACCGTGGGACGGACTCGTGTGGATGAATCCGCCCTACTCCAATGCGCGACCCTGGGCTGAGCGATTCGCACAGCACAATTCCGGGGTGGCGTTGCTTCCGGTCATCAAGCGCTCGGCTTGGTTTGGTGCCCTCTTGCACCGCGCCGATGCAATTGCCCTCCTGACGAGTATCGACTTCATCGGGCCTGATGGCCGGGCACGCGAGATGCCGTTTTGCCCGCTGCTGGTTGGGTGCGGGACGGCTGGAGTCGAAGCGGTAGCGCGGATATCACGCGCCGACCAGCGCGCTATGGGCGCCTACTACGTGCGGCCGGCGATGACCGGATGAGCCATCCCGCGCCCACTGTCGCCCTTGAGCAGGTGATCTGCGACTGGATCGTCTCCCTCGGCTGGGATAACCGGCAGGAGCTGTCGTATCCCCTCTTCGTGGGCCCTGAGATCCTCGCCGACCCGGACAAGGCCGTTTTCATCACCGGCACGGGCGGAGCCGGGTACACCACCGAGGAGCCGGCGACGGACGCGGTGACGTTCCAGGCACGTGTCCGGGGCCCCGCCGATGACCCGCTAGCTGCCCGGCTGGCCGCTGACACGCTGGACGCCCTGATCCTTTCCGCCTCGTTCCCGGTGCAGGTGGACGGCGTGTCAGTGGTCCACGTGCACCGGCTGGCCGGGCGGCCCTCCATGCTGCCGCTGGATGAGGCCGACAAGCGTTTTGAACTGACCGCCAGCTACGTGATCGTGATCGGAGTTTTATGGCTACCGGACCGCGGCTTGC